GGTGTGTATGTACGATACTTTAGATCCTCCCACTCTATCTTTAGCTTTTCATAGGCTACAATCTTCTGCCTATCCTTGAGGTATGCAGCGGCCTCAACTTCAAGGCCACTGCGATACGTTTTAGAGTTATGCCTCCGGTTCATCTTCGGCATCTTTACCTGCTTCTACGATCTGAGATGCTAGTACATTAGTCATACCCTCTAGTGCTTTGAATTGAACTTCTAGGCGCTTCATCTGATCTGTTGCAAGCATCACTTCATTGTAGAGCTTTGTCTGAGTCTCATTGAAGTCTTCTGTGTAGTAGTCGGTGTCGTTGATAGTTAGTTTAGGCATTCAGATATTCCTCTGCTATGAATGTGTAGTCTACTTCTTGCGGGTTCTTGGATTTGCTAGGGATGCTAGGACGTGGCTGCAAGTTAGTGTGACACTTATGCTTGAAGCTACAGAACTTACACCCTGAAGGCAGCACCCAGTTGCCTGTCTTCTTACGGTAGAATGTTTCTTCTACTGGCTCGTAGCAACGCTCAAAGGGTTCATCGTTATCTATGTAGTCTACAAGAGCCTGGATGTCAGCGAGTACTGCTTTCTTATCCACTCCCTCAGAGGCATCTACATACTTGAATTGCCCATTTGCTTTGTTGACTACCCACCAGCCACCTACCTCTTTCCCTGCGCCCTCTGCGTAGCCCACAAGCTGTGCCACGTAGCCAAAGCTATCACCCTGTGCAAGGGTATCAAAGGATGCAAACTTGTTATCATATGACCAAGGGGAGGCAGACTTAACATCGTCAATGCGCCCATCCATCTCCATGTCATACTCACCCTTGATCTCCTGACCGTGAGGTAACTTGAGTGTAACCTTGTCATTGTCCTTGAACTCTACACCAGCAGAGCGGAGGACTCCCTTGAACACAGCCTCAACAATATCGCCAAGGATCATGTTCATCAGGAACGCAGGAGGGAAGGGTGTCTTGTCTTCTGGATCGTTCTTCTCAAACCACAGCTGACACTTAGGCTTACCAATGTTAGACATACGTAAGCGAAACTTGTCACGAGGGCCACTATCAAACTGCTTATACAACGCAGCTTCAACATCGGAGGCGACTTGTTTAGCCACCTCCTCTGTCATAGTAGACTCACCAGCCATAGCCTTCTGTAAGAAGTTGAAGACTTTTAATTCAGCTGGGTGATTCATTAGCCCACCTCAATGAAGTCGTTATCAATGATGTCCTTAACGACTGCAGCGTCTTCGTCAGAGATACCAGCACCATTGCGTTCATTGTGTAGATCTAGAACCTTACCGTTCATATATTCTACAAGCTCAATGAAGTCCTTGAGTGTGTCATTGTCACTGTCAGACAGATCAACACTGCTTCCAAGCTTAGCTTCGATCTTACCAAACTTAGCACCAGTAGGGATGCTGTCCTCTACCCCAGACAGTTTGATGGTAGACATGATAGGCAGCAGGTTCTTACGGCTAAGACCATTCAGTACAGCATCAATGCTCTTGAGTGAGTCACGGTTCTTAACATCCATGACCACAGGCACATCAGTGTAGTTACCTGTCACTGGCTCACCCTTGTCATTCACAGGGTTGTCTAGTGTTACTGTACCAAAGAATACCTTAACACGTTTGACTGAGCGCATGATCTGCTTGGTAGCCTCAGGCAATGATTGGAAGTCATCAATGTAACCTGTAGGACGCCCCAAGTTAAAGCCACCAATGCTATCCTTTAGATCACCGTTGAGTGAGTTAGACATGACGGACTTCTCCATCTCTTCTGTCTCACTGTTCCAGCGTTGCCACTGATTGCGCTGGGCAAAGACACGGAAGGTAGCACCATTGCTATACACCTTATCCTCACCCTGTGTCAGAGTGAATGCACCTACAGGTACAACCTCTGTCTTGATTGTCTTGCCATTAAACTCCACCTCACCCATGATAGGCTGATGGATCATACCGACACGTGCAATAGATGGTGTGGACTGTTGGCTAGGTGCAGAAGACACACCCATAAGTTCAGCCATAGACTGTCCACGATCTGTTGCAATTTGTAGTTCGTTGCTCATTTCTATATCCTTTTAATAGAGTCAAAGAGTACCTAGTTATACACTACACGTCTACTGTGTCAAGCCAGTTTGGCCCAATCTTAGCTTCTAATAGTAGTGGTACATTCATTCGTATTCCATACACTGACTCAACCAGATCAGTCAAGCCCTCATTCATATCCTGTATCATATTTAATACTTGCTCTCTCTCATTAGGGTGAACGTCAATAACTGTAGAGTCATGTACGGTATTAACCAAGCAGGATTGCATAGGCTCAAGTCTCTTGTACATCTCATTGAGTACAACAGGAACCACGTCACCCGTAGCAAAGCCCTGCACTGGGTAATTCTTAATCATGGTAAAGTATGTCACGCTACCATTATCTCTGCGTTGCACATCAGGAAAAGCATACTGCCTGCCTGACACGTTAGTAATCTTATTGAAGCGTAGCGCCTCATCAGCTAGGTTCTTGTGCCAGTTAGCCACACCCTGATACTTCTCAGTGAAGTGTTTGTAGTAAGCCTCCTCCGCCTTAGACCTGCCATACCCTGTAGCCCCAAAGAGAGGTGCAAACGTATGAGCCTTGGCTTCCTGACGTGACGTAGGCTGTCCCGCATCAGAGATAACCTGTGCAGTGTAGCTGTGTACGTCAAAGCCTGTGTTGATCTCTTCCATAGCAACTTCATCCTGAGCTAGGTATGCAGCTGTGCGGAACTCAAGCTGAGCAAAGTCAGCCTCACAGATCTCGCCACCCTCCCAGCGTGACACAAAGACCTTCTTCACAGGGAACGTACCACCACGAGGCATGTTCTGCATGTTAGGTTCCTTGCCACTGAAACGTCCTGTCGCTGTGACACTCTGAGTGAGGGTAGCATGGAGGAAGCCATCGTCCTTAGAGTAACGCTCAATGCCATCAACAAACGTAGAGATGTAGCTGCTGATAGCATTGTATCGTTGTAGATCCTCTAAGAAAGACACTGCCTCATACTTCTTGTGTGTCTTAGCCGTAGCAATAAGCAGACCTAGCTTATCCTTACTGGTGCTGAAACCATTGGCACTGACCCACTTCTTGTTAGGTGCAGAGAAACGCAGCCCAGCAATTTGTTCTGTGTTCTTGAGTTGAAACCCACGTGTGTCACAGTCCTTGCACTTGTTAGGCTTAGCGAACCTAGTACCGTCCTTCTTGGTCTTGTATGTCTTGCCTTCACCCTCACAGGTTGGGCAGGTGAATGCCTTGGTGCGGTAGACGTGGCTGCTGTTGGCCTTGACTGCTGCCTTGTACTCATCAATGTTCTTGGTGAACTCGAACAGTTCAGCCCACTCTTTCTTATTGTTCATGCGGCGGCTAAAGATAACCTGAGACATCTGTTCATTAGAGCCTAAGTTAATTGGTGTGTCACCCATGATCTCACGCACCTTGATGTGCAGTCGTGTCTCTAACTCAGAGCGTTCATCCTCAAACTCTACTCGAACATCTTGGAGCTTTTGAAGATCGACTTTGATTCCTGACATGTGCATTCGGGTAAGGGTTTTACAGGTGTCGAAGGTAACATCTCTGACTGTGTGGAGGGACTGACTTTCTGGCTGGGCATAGTCTCTCTCCAAGGCGCGGAACAGTTCGCTAGTAGTAAGAATGTCAGACACGAGATAGTCAGTGAGTTGGGTGAGATCCGTTTCATTGGTGTTGATTCCTTTCTTTAGGCAATCACTGAGGTAGTCGCCCTTCTTTACGTCTAGGTCACGCCGTTCTGCGATAAGCTTTAGGGACAGGGGTGCTCCCTGCCCTCGCTGAAGTATATACTCTGCAAGCATGGTGTCATAGATCGCACCGTCATAGGTGTACCCACTCTCCCACAACCACATCAAGTCATGCCGTGCGTTGTGCATGATTAACAGGGTAGTCATATCAAGTACAGCCTGAACAAGGTTATGCCCAGCGCCTGATGTATCCTTGGCCTCTACATGATCTAAGTTTACCACGTGTAGTTCAGTGTGATCGTCAGCATTTACCATGCCGATCTGTGTTAGGGTGTTGCCTGGCTCAAAGGGATCGTTGTATATCTTCCCTTCCTTCCAAGTCACACTGTTCTCTACGTCTAGTACTAATCTCATGTGTCTCTCCTACGCACTGTATATTGAACGTGCGCCATCTAATACACAAGTAATCTTACCTTGGAAACCATTAAGTTTATTCTTGGCTAAGTTTAAGTAGCGCACAGGGTCTTCGTCTTCACCCTCTACCTGCTGTGTCTTGCCAATGAGCAACATCAAGTCAGCCTCTGCAGCCTTACCTGTCTTGCTTCCTTCCATCATAGACTGATTGAGATCTGCCTTACCCTCTGCTTCAGCACTTAACTGTGACATCCATATCACACAACAGTCGTACTGCTTAGCAATGTTACGAGCATGGATGGCTGCAGCCTTGAGTGTGATGTCGCTACGCTCACTCTTCATGTCGGCAAACTTGTCACCCATGTCCAGCACTACAACGTCAGGCTTCTCCTGTTTAACTACGGACTCAACCCAAGACATTGTTTTACCTGTGCTTTCCTTGAACATAATGTTCTGACGTACAGGCTCATAACGCTTACGTGCTAGGGCTTGGTTCTCGCGTACCTCTTTCATTGTCATATTAGCAGAGGCACTGACGTACCGTGATGCCACACGTGTGTATGCTTCCTCGTTACAGAGGATAACACACTTAGCACCCTGATGTGCAAAGCCATTCTCTGCCGCAATGAGTGAGGCATGGAAGGATGTCTTACCTGTGTTAGGACGTGCGCCTACTACAATGAGGTGGCCCCCACTCACACCCTCTACCCTACGAGCTAGGGATGGGATGTTAAATGACCAGCGTGACTCAAGAGCAGTAGCAGCTAGGATAGTATCTAGATCGTCAGCCTCCCAATCAACACGGAGGTTAGGTGTGAAGTCATCCTTGTAATCGTCAAGGATCTTACGCAGTGGCTCCAAGCTATTCTCTGTGCCGTTAACGTAATCAAAGCCAAGGTTAGCAACAACGTCACCAACATAGTTCTGAAACAACTGAGACAGTGTGTCCTGTGCTATCTCTTCCTTGATAGGATCAGTCATCTCAATGCGTCTAAAGAGTGCATCCATGGCAGTCTTAGTGGCTGTTGTCATGCTCTTGTTCTGCACCATAAATACAGCCTGAAGGTCTTGAACACTGAGGCTACCCTCATACGTTTCCATTGCAGCGTCTAGCGCCTGCTTGATGCCGCGTGTGTCCTTACTAAAGATATGGTCAGGGCAGCGAATACCTTTGTGCTGCTCATAAAAGTCACGGTCTAGTAATGTTTTAATTAGTGCCAGTTCCATCATTGTCTTTCTCTCCTACAAAGATACGATATAATACTTCCAAGGCAATCAAAGGCCACAGGAAAGCAAACTTGATAGGGCCAGAGTTGTCCATCTCCTCATCCTCTGGCTCTACCATATGGTATAGTAATGGTATGCCTAACACATACATTGCGAATATGCCAGCGAAAAACCCTTGTCCTAGTTCATTCATACTTGTGGCCTCTCAAATGTTATGTAGAACGCACCCTCTTTACTGTTATATGCTGCCATAATATCAATGAGTTGCTGATGGCTCATGATAATCATCTGGTACGAGCCCATGTCTGGTTCAAACTGTCGGATATATACATCACCATCATCACCTAAGATGACTTCCACATCCTCGTGCATATCATCCTGGTCTAGGGTTGTGATTACAGCAGCGTCTGATTCAAACTCAACTGTGTACATCAGGTTGCTCCGCTAC